GGACAAATGACTGCTGCTCAAGTAGCAGGGGTTACCCCTACAGCTACGGCTGCACAAGGTACTTTAACTGCACCTGCACAAGCTGCAACAGGTGCTATTACTGCTGATGCTACAGTTAAGGGACAACTACAATCTTTACAAAATGAAGTAAGTACAGCTATTCAATCAGGTAATCCTTTACCTGTATGGGCTAGAGGTGCTGCTAAAGCTACTGAAGCTGCAATGAATAGAAGAGGCATGAGTGCTAGTTCTATGGCAGCTGAAGCATTAGCTGAAGGTATTATGAATGCTGCTGTACCTATTGCTAAAGCAGATGCAGATACTTATAAGCAAATGATATTCCAAAATCTTGCTAACAATCAGCAAGCTAACATTGTAAACGCACAATCATATTTACAGATGGATGTGTCTAATTTATCTAATAGACAACAAACAAGTTTAGCTAATTTAAATGCAAGACAATCTTTTTTACTATCTGATCAAGCTGCACAGAATGCTGCATTGCAATTTAATGCAACAAGCCAGAATCAAGTAAATCAATTTTATGATGGTATGTCTGCACAGATGGCAGAACAAAATGCTGTTAGAACTGATGCTATGAATCAGTATGCAGTTAGTGAACAAAACAAAATTTCTGCATTAAATGCACAAAATGAAGTAGCTGTAGCAGAAGCAAATGCTGCTAGAGAAGCTGCTATCAATCAATTTAATGCAACATTAGAAAGTCAAAGACAACAATTTAATGTAAACAATCAAAGAGAAATAGACCAATCAAATGTAGTTTGGAGAAGAGCAATTAACACAGCTAACACAGCTGCTACTAATGCTGCTAATCAAGCTAATGCTCAGAACTTATTAAATTTATCTAACTGGGCTATATCTGCTGCATGGCAACAATGGAGAGATGAAGCATCATGGGTTAATACATCTTCTGAGAATGATGCAAATAGAAATCATAATTTAGCTATGGCTGCATTAGAAAGATCTACAGCTGTAGACTTACAAGATCAAGCATCTAAAGATGCAATGTATCAAATGATTGGTAAGTTTGGATTTGATTTATTAACAGGTTAAGGAGAATATATGTTTGATAAACTAGGAAGTATAGGAAGTATAATTAAAGGTGCTGTAGGTAAAGCTGGTGCTTGGGTAGGTGGTACTATTGGTGGAGCAGTTGGTGGGCCAACAGGATCTAAAATTGGTGCAATGATTGGTTCTAAAGTAGGTGGATTATTTGAAAAGAAACCTGGGGCTGGCGATTTTAAATTAGTTGATACAAGTGTATCAGCACCTAGTCTTGGTAGCTATTCAATGAGAACTCAAGCAATGGGAGAAGCACAAGCACCTAGTATGAGAATGAAAACTGTTGATGGCGAAACATTAAATGCAGAATGGGAATACAGATTAACTAAAGGTTTAAGAAACAGAAATTTATATACATAGGAGAAACATGGATAAATTTAGAGAAGCAGAAAACAATCCTTTCGATGCACCAGTACCTGGCCAGAGTTTAACTGACAAACCAGGAAACTATCCATGGGAGCATGCACCACAATATACAGACACATCAGAAGCTGCTGATTATGTTTGGGATAAATTATCACAACCAGAATTTGCAGAACAAGTTATTGCTATGCTTGATGCAGGTATACCTGTAGAAGCTATAGGTAGAATAATTATATTTGCAGGATTTACAGAAGGTAAGTGGACACCCGATGTAGCATTTATTATTGCAGAGCCTGTAATGAAAATGATTGCAGCTGTAGGTATTCATGGTAATGTTAAAAAATTTAGAATGTCTATGCAAGATTTAACAAATGAAAAACAAATGCAATCTATTTCTAAAATTAAAAAGAGTAAAGATGAATTTGAAAAGATGGCTATGGGTATCGCTAAAGATGCTGGAGCTGAACCAAAAGGTGGGCTAATGGCTGCACCTGCTAAGGAGGAAGAGTAATGGCTATAGATTTTGGTAGAATGGCAAGAGGAGTTGCTACAGGATATTTGAGTGCAAAGATAGCAAACACAGAAGCTAATGATAGATTAAAAGAAGATATTATAAGACAGTCGGGAGAAAACTTTTATAATAATACTTTACCAGAATTTCAAAAGAGAGAAAAGAATAGAGAGAATACATATAACCAAGTTAGTAAAATATATGGTAATGATGTAGCTGAATACTTTGATCAAAGTGGATTCATTACAGGACAAGCAAATGACTTCAGTACTATTAATGATATGTTATCTGAAAATGATAATTTTAATAGAGATAAACTAAAAGCATATCTTGAGGCTGTAGAAGGTGGAACATACTCATCTAGAAAAGAAAAAAGATTTAGCTCAATAGCTGATCAAGAAAAATTTGTAATGGGTAATCTAACTAAAAATGGTTTTGGAACTAATACTCTTATGAGCCAGTTAGGTAGAGATACTACTGAAGAACAACCTATGGCACCTGCAGAAACACAAGCTGTAGCACCAGTGCCACCAGAAATGGCAGAAGATACTACCACAACTAAACTCCCTAGTTTTGCCGAAATATTTGGAACAACTAGTGAAGATAGAGTATTTAAAGATTTAAGTAGAGAAGACCAAATGCCTATAAGAAATAGAGCATTGTCAGAATTTAATGCACTATTTAGAGATGAGTTAACTGGTGATGTTAGAGTTGCACCTGCTGTAAAAGATGCTTATGATAATTTACCAGAGCCACAGAAAAGATCTGTAACATTAAGTCAGTTTGCTTTTGATAACTACTTTAAAAATACTTTTTTACCTGATAATAATTATACATTTGAAAAATCACTGCCTGCAGATATTATAGATGCTAAGTCTTTAATAAATCAATATAGAGCTATAGGTGATGAAGATACAGTTAAAGTAATTAAGCAAAGATTAATTGATGCTGGTTACGATATTCGTGACTATAACTTATAAAATATAATACATGGCTGGATTATTTGAAGATATAAAGGCTAAGGCCCCAAAACTACCTGATAATGTTCAGGTTAATACAGGTCTGTTTAATGATTTAATGCCTAATGATCAAAAGCAGAAGTTTAAATTAACTACTGAGGGCAACCCTGGTGAAAGTGTAGATTTTTCTAATGTAGAAAATCCAGGATTATTTGATGATTTAAAACCAGAGACAAAAGAAGAAGATATTGATGGTGATAAAGATCTTTGGCAAAAGGTTAAGTTTGCCGCAGGCATGGGATTTTTTGATACTGCTAGAGGTGTAAAACAATTAGCTGGATTTGATCTTGAAAAAATGAAAGAAGATCAAAAGAAATTGTATGAGTTTATGCAAGATCCAGATGGTAGTACTAACTATATGGTTGCTGCTGCATATTTTGGTAGTGCATTATTAGATCCTGCAGGTTGGTTAATACCTGTGACAAAAGCAAAAACTTTATATCAAGCAGCTAAATATGGTTTTGTAAGTTCTGGTATAGTAGGTGGATTAGGTTATGTAGATGAAGAATCTATATTAGATACTAGAGCAAAGCAAGCTGCAGCTAGTGCAATTGGTGGTACTATTATATCTCCTGTTATTGCAGGTATTGGTAAAAAAATAAAAGGTGAAAAAGTATTTAGTAGAGAATCATTAGGTATACCTGGATTTGAACCAACTGTAAAAGCACAAGCAGATGCACAATTACATAAATTAAAATTATCTAATGAGGCAGGCAAAAAAGATAGAGAAGCATTTAACAGAAGAAAAATAGAAGATGTAGAGATAGAAGATCTAAAAGATATGCCTCAAGATAAAACAAAATTACTTAGAGGCCCAAGATTATTTTTTCAAGAAAATATAGTAAAACCTTATCAAAATAAATTTGGTAAACCTGCATTAAATTATATTACTAATGGTGAATATGGTGCAGAAGCAGGTGGTGCACTAACAGGTGGTGTTACTAGCTATGCATTTACTGATGAAGAAGCACCAACAACAACTAAATTAGGGGTTGCATTTACAGGTGCACTAACTGGTGCATTAGGATTGGGTGGAATAAAAAGAATTAAAGTTACAAGAACTTTTGGTAAAGAAGAAGAAGCTATAGAAGTTACTGAAAGTGTTGGAGATATTTTAGGTAGAAATTTTATTGATGGATATAAAATGCCTAGTAACTTTAAACAGTTAAAGGCTGAAGCACAAGGTTTCTCAAACCATATAGGTATGAGATTTTCATTCTTAGCTAATAAAATTAAATTACAATTATCACCAGATGAGCAGAAGATATTGTTTAACATGCTTGAAGGTGATATTAAACATAGTGTTAAAACAAAAAGTTTAACTGGTTTAAAAAAAGAATCAAGAGATTTAATTACAGAAATAGCACAAGAGTATGTAGATATGGGTCTTATATCTCCTATTACTTTTAAAAGAAATAAAGATATATATTTAAAAAGATCATACAGAGGTAAGTTAGAAGACAGACCATTTGGAGAGGAACTTAGAAATAGAGGTGCTACACTTATTATAACCAAAGATGAATATAATAAATTATATAAAAAACAAAAAGCATACACAACAACTACTCAAGATTTAGATAAAAAAACTGGTTTGTTTAGACAAGCTGAAGGTAAAAGAAAATTAATAAAAGGACATAGAGGTTGGGAACTATTAGGTACATCTCAAAAGGAATTTAGAAAACTAAAAGCTAATGATGAAGTACAGATTAGATGGGAGTTTACTAAACCACAAAGAGTAGGCTTAGGTGAAATAGAAGATGCGGCTTTTGCTATAGCTGAAACAGGTAGAGGTTTTGCACAAACTATAAGTCAATATAGATTTTATCAAAACATATCAAAACAAGATTATGTTTTTGATGGTTTAAGACAAATACCCGTGGCACAAAGACAAAATTACAAAAAGATGCCTGTAACTGTTATAAGTAAAACAGATGGTAAACAAAGGTATGGTGCTTTGGCTGGTAAATATGTACCAGAAGAAGTTTATAAAAATTTAGTAGCTGCTAATAGATATGCAAAAGCAGAAGGTAATACTTTTTATTCTGGATATAGAAAACTAAATTCTGTTTGGAAAGTATCTAAGACTGCATGGAATCCTACAGTACATGTAAACAATGTAATGAGTAACTTTGTATTACATGATTTAATTGATGCAGAGTTTAAGTATTTAAAACCAGCATGGACTGCTTTAACTACTCATGGTAAAACTGTAACTAAGAATGGTAAGACTAGTATACAAAAATCTAAACTAGTAGAAGCTGCCACAAAGTATGGTGTATTTGATGCTGACTTTGTAACACAAGAATTAAAAAATATTAAGGTAGGTTCTAAATTTCCATATGCATTTAATGACAGACTAGACCCATTTAATAATTCAGTTAACGCTGCAAAAGGTATATATGATGATGTACTTAACAAAAATGTATTAACTAGTCTTACAAATTTTTATAGATTTGAAGATGCGGTATTTAGATTATCTGTATTCCAAGATAGAATAGCAAAAGGTTTTTCATACTCAGATGCAGCATTAGATGCAAGAAGAGCATTTATTGATTACAATATTGACGCACCTGCTATTAATTGGATGAGAAATACTATCACTCCTTTCTTAGCATACACTTATAGAATCATACCTATACTTGCAGAGACTGCAATAGTTAGACCATGGAAGTATGCAAAATATGCAGCATTAGGTTATGGTTTAAATCAAATGGGTGATCTTGTAGGTGGTGGAGATGAAGAAGCTGAAAGAGCATTGATGCCAGAAAGAAAACAAGGTAGCTTTTTTGGTATGCCATTCTTACCATATAGAAGTATAAAAATACCTGTAGCACCTGACGATGAAGGTAATCCTTATTACATGGACTTTACTAGATTTGTACCAGGTGGAGATATATTTGATTTAGGTAATCCTGGTATACCTGGTTTGCCTGCACCTTTTCAACCATCATTTGGATTAGGTGGTGAAATATTATTTCCTATGTTAGGTTATGATTTATTTAGAGGAGAGAAAATAAAAGGGCAAACAGGCATGTTTAAAGAAGATATGCCTATTAGATTAAATGCTATTAAAGATAAGTTAATTCCTAATATTCCTTTCTTACCTGGGTCATACTCAAGTCAAAAATTAGAAAAAACTAGAAAAGGAAAAGACTCACCATTTGTACCAGAACAAAGTGAATTAACTGCATTAATGCAAACACTTGGATTTAAGATAGAAAAAGCAGAACTAGATAAACTTAAAACAGGTAAAGTATATGAGTTAAAGAGAAAGTTAAAAGGCTATGAAGAGCAAATAAACAAACATAGAAATGATTTTAGAAAAGGATTAATTAATAGAGAAACAGCTAAAAACAAAATAGATAAAGTTGCTAAAGAAATGAGAATACTTGCAGAAAAATATGGTGTAGAATTTGAAAAAGCTACATACTCACAACCTAAAAAACCATTCGAGGACGTAAAAGGTCTATTCGAAAGACAGAATTAATCATGGCTAAGAAACCTAGAACAACCAGCGAACATTTAATATCAATGTATGGTTATATAACAGGTTTAAAAAGAGAAATAAATATTATAAAAAATAATCATCTTAAGCATTTACATCAAGATGTGGATAAGTTACATGAAAAGGTAGATAAGCTACTGTATGTAATATTGGGTGGGTTAGGGGCAATCATAGCAACACTAGTAGGATTATTAAAATGATAGAGAGAGATAGTACAGATACAATAGTAATACACTGTTCTGCTACACCAAGTAATATGGATATAGGTGTAGACAAAATAAGAAAATGGCACGTTGACGATAACGGATGGGATGACATAGGTTATCACTACGTTATTCGTAGAGACGGAACGTTAGAGATAGGTAGAGATGAAGCTATGGTAGGCTCGCATGCTAGAGCAGTTAATGGCACATCTATAGGCGTATGTTTAATTGGTGGTTCAGATAGTAATGGTAAATGGGAAGAGAACTTTGCACCTATACAATTTGAAACATTGAAAAGTATCATATTAAAATTAAAAGATAAATATGATATAGAAAAAATAATAGGTCACTATCAAATTGATGACAGAAAAAAATGTCCATCATTTGATGTACCAAAATGGTTGGAGAAAAATGATGTGGTTTAGTGCTCTTAAATTAGGATTAAATGCGGCAACGCATATTTATAAAAAGAAACAAGAAACAAAGATGGCTATGGCAGATGCACAGCATATGCATGCTTCTAAGATGGCCCGTGGGGAGAGTGAGTACCAGGGAAAATTGCTAGAGGCTAGGCAATCGGACTGGAAAGACGAGTTCGTTTTGGTCGTGCTCACGCTGCCAATTTTGGTGATTGCGTGGGGGGTATGGTCAGATGATCCACAGGCTATGGAGAAGATAAAAGTTTTCTTTGAGCAATTCCAGCAGCTCCCGTCATGGTTCACAAATTTATGGATTCTTGTCGTGGCGAGTATTTATGGTATAAAGGGTACACAAATTTTTCGTAACGGAAAAAAGTAAATGTCAGAAAACAGTCTCGAACTGATAAACGAATATAAAGACCAAATCCGTATACTTCGCCAAGAAGTAGCCGAGTTACAGGATGCTGGTAAAAGTAAAGACGCAGCCAATAAAAGATGTTTACAAAAGCTAGAACATGTAACACAGGATTTAGAAGCAGCAACTAGTAAAATAAAAAAACTGGAGGAAGACCATGATCAAAAAAATAAAACAGATGATTAAAAAAGTCTGGAACAAATACATTGAATGGCTTTTTAAAGACACAAGTAAATAATGGAAAAAATTTGTAATAAATGTCACCACCCATGTCACTGCGGAGAAGATAATGATCTTCATGCAGATGAGTATGGTGTATGTACTTGTGAAAAATGTGAATGCAAACCAACTGAAGATACTTAACCCTTATGAAAACCCTTATACTTACACTACTAATTATCATATACTCAGCATTTGCTTTTGCAGATACTACACAAAATAATACATCAGGATCAAACACATCTATCACTGGTGGATACACTAGTTCAGCTACAAATACATATCAAAGTGGTAGTTCTAATAATACTACAACTACAAATAATTCTACTTCGAATATGAAATCTGCACCACCAACAGCAGCTGCACCCAATGTTACTAACTCAGGTTCAGATGTTTGTCTTGCAGGTGCATCAGCAGGTATTCAAACTTTTGGTGTAGGTGTATCAGCAGGTAAATCATTTAGAGATAAGAACTGTGAAAGAATTAAATTATCTAGAGAAATGAATAGTCTAGGTATGAAAGTTGCAGCAGTTGCAATACTTTGTCAAGATGAAAGAGTCTTTTTTGCTATGGAACAGGCAGGAACACCATGTCCATTTGAAGGTAAGATTGGTAAAGAAGCTAAAGCAGCTTGGAAGAAATATGATAAGTTAAGACCAGACTATGAAACATATGTGCAGAATTTAAAAATTATAGAAAAGAAAAATAAAGAAGAAGAAAAACAAATTACAAAAGAAATGATAACTATGGATATTCATAAAGAGTCAGAAGATAAGAAGACTAAACAAAAAATAGAATGGACTAATCCTAAATGATAGATAAATTTATATATAAGTTTTTGGGTAAGATAGATAGTGCAACTTCTTGGATAAATAAGTTATTAAAAAGTAAAAGTAAAAAATGAATAGAAAAACTAATACAGCTATGATTGCTTTGTTAGGCACTATACTTTTAGGTTTATCTACTTATGTATTAATAACAATTGTAGAACTTCAAGTTCATATAGGTATGCTTACTGAAGAAATAATGTCTATTGATAAACAAATAGGTAGAATATACAATCATATGGATAGATTAACTAGTAAATGATTTGGTTAATAGGGATAATAATAGGAGTTGGTTATGCAATATATAGCATTAATAAGTTTGCTGATTACATTAATCCTTACAACTTCCATAAAAAGTGAAGAAGTTACTACAAATAATTTACTCAATCAAAACTTTGATTCAGGATCCTGGTCTGGTACCGCTGATGGTCGCCACGGGTCTGATGTTATTGCTGCTCACAATAATGAATATATCATATCAGACGATATAAGTTTAAGAAATGATGCAGGACTAACAGAGGATCAGATAAAGTATGGATTTAGTGGAGATCATGAATTTCAATACTGGCATTGGAATGATTATGAATCTACTGTCCAATCGACTATAACAATAACAGGACAAAGTGGTGAAACAACGACACAAATACGAACTTACAACTCTACTGGCTGTGGCTATACTAACTGCGGTTCTTTCGACACTGGGTCTGACAGCTTTATTGTATCTAGAAATACTGAAACCGACTATAGTATCTCTGTACAGTATGATTTCTCAGATACTTCAAATGCTACAGGTCATTATGGTGTCGATCTCAAAGAGCCAAGCCTCACTATCACTTACGAATCTGAACCTATTTTCATAGAAGACTCTGTTGAACAGGAGATTATAGATTTGTTTGATGACTTCAAACCTGAAGACAATATTAAATTTGAAGATACAAAGTTTGAAGATAACTTTGTAGCACTACCTGAACCTGACTTTGCAATAGAAGAAGAGTTTGGTATGGAAGAACCAGAGTTTAAAGAAGAGCCATCATTTGAAGAGCCTATGGTTATGGAAATGCCAGAAGAACAAAAGCAAGAAGAACCTGAAATGGAACTTATGACGCAGCTATTTGTTGAGGAAAATGAGGATAAAGAAGATATTGACAATTCTACGGATGAGGGTATAATAGAAGTAGTAGAGGAAGAATCTAAAGAAGAAGAAAAAACAACTTCTGAAATGATGCAAGAAGGTTTTGAAGATGAACAAACAGAAAATGAACAAGCAGAATCCGATAGCGAAACTACTCAAACTACCGATGCTACGAAAGAGAGTGATACTAAGCAAGAAAAAATTAACTCGAGAAAAACTAAAACAGCAAATGCTAAGTCACAGTCAGAGTCTCTAGAGCTACAACAAGTTATGGATAAGATAGACGAGAAAGTAAAAGACATTGGTAAAAACTTAGAATTTAAAAACTTAATAAAAATTAAAGCTATGTCCAATAACGATATTATATTAGATACTTATAATGTACCTTTTTATAAACCAAAAGATATTTACCTAGACCAGGTAAGTATTGCAGATAATAGAGATATATATTCTAATATAAATCTAGATAAATATGTAGCTAATGATCCTATATCTACTAAGGTAAATAAAATAAATGAATTACAAAATGAAAGACAGCAATTGTTAATACAATTAGAGGTACTTAAAAATGAACTTTAAATTTGACTTATTAAAATTAATAAAGCAGAAAAAATATAAAGACTCAGCACTAGCACAGCTAAGGCAGAGAAGTAAAACTTCTATAGCCAGACCAAAGGCAACAAAAAATATAACTTCAAAAGATCCAAGGATGCAGGGGATATAATATGGATAAAATAAAAAATCAATTAGCAGGTGTAGCAGCTTTACTAGGTGTCATTGCCGCAATAGGTGGTGGCTTTGTAAAGTATGGTGAAATAACAACTAAACTAGATGCATTAGAAAATGCAGGTGGTACAGATTGGTCTGCACAAATAGCTGTATTAGAAGAAAAAGTTACTGCTCTAGAAAATAAAGATCTATCACATACACATGATAATGAGCATAGCCATACTAAAATATTAGTAAACGAAAAAACACTTCAAGTATTACAAAATCAAATAGAGGAATTAAAAATTAAATCTTCTAACCCGCTAGCAAACTAGTGTACCTTAATGCTAACATACCTATCATAGAGTGCTATGTTAGAGGTAATTATTTAAGAGATCAAAAAGATTCCTTTGATAAATACTTTGGGTGTGCTATATTTGGATTTAGTTCTATACCAAATCAAGTACCATTGTTTCATTTTATGATGGAAGATGGTGGGCTATGGTGGAGAGCACCTATATCAGCATTCTGTAAAGAGCCTAATGTAAAAGAGTTGCCACTTAATGAGTTAGTTATGTGGGATAGTTTTAGTTATAATGTAAGTGTTACTACGTTTTATGAATTATCAGGTAATAAAATGCAGTATATATCTAGACGTAAAGTAAAAAGAGTAGGCACATATTTATTTACTATAGATTGGGGGCCAGGAGATTATAACGAATTAAATTTTGGTTATGCAGAAAAACCAGACCAACACAAATGTGGCCATGTATTAGAATTAGATGATGGTAATTATGCAATACAACCTAACAATAGATTAAGAGTATTTGATGCATCTATGGGCACAGATTTAGATAAGAAACCTCTTATTAATAGATTAGTTAATACTAGAAGATGGTCAGTTGAGACTAGTTCTAAATGGATAACTGATGAGCATGAGGAAGGCAGCTACGATTATCATTTTAAGGAGTTAAAAGATGAGTAATAAAAGTACAGTAAATAAAGCAGGAAACTATACACAACCTAATAAAAGAAAACAAATCTTTAATAGAATAAAAGCTGCAAATACCCATGGCACAGCCGCAGGTAAATGGTCAGCTAGAAAAGCACAAGCACTAGCTAAAGCATATAAGAAAGCAGGTGGTGGATATAAATCGTAATGCCATTTCTAAGTAAAAGTAAATTTTTAACTGAAAGTAAAACTATTACAAGTTTATTACCAAATGCAGATGCAGATTTAATTTATACTTGCCCTAATAATTATAGTGCTATTGTTAAATTTCTACATTTAAGTAGTGGTATAGCTAATAATAAAAAAGCATATATACAATTTTATCATGCTGATGATGGTACATATCATCATATTGTAAATGGACTCGCTATGGGTGCACATACAGCTACTGATTTAGTAAGTGGTAGCCAGTTATATATGCATCAAGGTGATAAATTAATAGGTTATATAGAAGCAACAATGAGTTTGGATGTAACTGTTTCTTTAGAGGAATATTACGATCCATTGAGAGGATAAAGGAGAATATATAATGGTAGCAATAAAAGGAAAACAATACAAGTTAGACTTTAACAAAAATAAAAAGCTAGACAAACAAGACTTTAAAATATTAGCAAAAATAAAAAAGAAAAATAAAAATGTCACTAACAAAAAGTCAAAGATCACTTAAGGCTTGGGGCAAACAGAAATGGAGAACCAAGTCTGGTAAAAAATCATCTGTAACAGGTGAAAGATACTTACCAGAGAAAGCAATAAAAGCATTATCTTCTTCTGAATATGCAGCTACAACTGCTGCAAAGAAAGCGGGTAAAGCTAAAGGTAAACAGTTTGTTAAACAACCTAAGAATATTGCAAAGAAAGTAAAACAATATAGGAGTTTTGCATAATGGCAGGAGCAGCTAAAACAAAAGCATGGACTAGAAAAGAAGGTCAGAATCCTAAGGGTGGCCTTAATCAAAAAGGTCGTGATTCTTATAACCGTGAGACTGGTGGTAATTTAAAAGCACCAAGTAAAAAGGTAGGCAACAAAAGGCGTGCCTCTTTTTGTGCTCGTATGCGTGGAATGAAAAAGAAACTTACTTCTAAGAAAACTGCTAATGACCCTAACTCTAGAATTAATAAAGCATTAAGAGCCTGGAATTGTTAAATGGCACCACCATTACTTGCAATCCCTATAATTACAGCAGTAGGTAGATTTGCTGCACCCTACTTATCTAAAGAATTAAGTAAGCTAGGACTCAATAAGTTTGTTTCAACTTATGGTAAAGATGCATTTACTAGTTTAAATGAAACATTAGCTGCTGATACACCTATGGTTAAGGCAGATAGTGTACCGATGGTAAATCCTAATTTTGCATCTACTGATAGCGATGATGATGATCCTAATTTACCAATGGTCAAAGACCCAAATCAATCCAACCAACCACAACAGGAACCCCCTGAAGATAAAGAGCCAAACATTGGCACAGAAGTAGCTACCGAAGCTGCGTTAGAAATATCTAAAAACTTATCCAAAGAAGACGACATTAAATCCCAAACACAAAAAGCACTAGAACCCAAAGTAGAATTTGGGCCACTAACAGAAACAGAAAAACAAACAGCACAGGCACTCATGGGTGATAAACCAGAGTTCTATTCTCGTGCTGTTGATGCTATTAAGAATGCTAAACAAAATAAATTTACTAAAGGTAAATGGAAAAGTATTGTACAGAGTAATTCTACTAAAGAAGAAATGGATTACCTAGGATTATCAGAGTATCTACAAGGTAACGAATCTATAACTAAACAAGACTTATTGGATTTTGTAGAGCAAAAAAATATAGCAGATAAACTAAGTGTAGTTGAGGTACCATTAGAAGATCAATATGATTTTACAACTTTTTCACTTGGTGGTGCAGGTGGTAAAAGGGCTGTTAGTACTTTACCATATGACTATGCAGTTAATCCAACTGGACAAAAATTACAAGAAGGATACAAATCTACTGTAGAGCAATATGTTTTTCAAGTAGATGGGCCAGAGCAATGGTCAGCTGACCCTGATCATTTTGCTAAAGAATATGCAACTAATGCTATAGGACATGCTAGAGCACAGACAGGATACTTTGATGCTGATGCTGTGGAAAAAAGATTAAATAAAAAAGAAGCTGATGGTGTAAAGTTAAGTAACGATGATAAAACTTTAAAAAATGCATCTAGACAATTAGAAGATACTTTTATCATAGATGAAATACAATCTGATATGATACAAAAGATACAGCAAGAAGGAACTAAAGATGATTTTGTTATAATAAAAGGTAAAGATATTACTCAAGATTTTTTAAAAAAAAATTATCCTAACTATCTTGTTAAAAAAGAACCAGATGTATTATCTGGTCGTGGTATATTTGGACAAATTGAAAATGATAGAGAAGGGCCAATAGCAGGATTAACAGATACAGAACCTACTAATAAAAAAATATTAGATGAAGCAAAAAATTTTGCTACTGAAAATCAAAATGTTTTATATTCTGTAGATACAGGAAGAGATATAACAAATGAACGTGGTGTGCCTGAAGTTAGATTAATGGATAACAACTTTTATGTTTTTGATAAAAATAATTTAGTTACTAAGGGTTCTTACAAAACAAAAGAGCAAGCACAAAAACAGGTAGATCTAAGAGGTTACAATCCATTACCTATAACTGAATCAAAAAAATATGTAGAGTTAATATTAAATGCTATGATAAAAAAAGCAGTAGAAAAAGATTTAGATAGTATAGGTATAACTAATGGTCAAATACAATTTGATAGATATGAAGGTCAACCTATGGAAGATAAAGAAGGTTTAAAAAAATTTTATGATGAAATTGTATATAAACAATTAGAAAAAATTGCAGATAAATATAACGTAAAATTAGAAACAGTTGAACTTCCTGGTAAAGGTAAGTTAAAAGAATTTGATGATGTTGGTTTAAATGAACCTACAGAAGAATCAGATGCTTTAAATATAACTCGTAGAACTCGAACTGCATTAAGAGATGGGTTTGTTTTGCGTAAAATTAGCTATAGTTCATTAGCAAATACAATTGAAAGTCTAAATCGTGGAACTGTAGAGGGAGATCCACTTCCTGACAATGCCACACTTCCAGATTATGCAAGCATATTTACTGAAACAGGTAGGGGTGCAGGAGATAGTATTTTAGATACACTTATTGATGATAACCCAGATATAGAAAATGAAAAAAATTATTATATGTGGGTAAAACCAGATAGTGAAATAGATAAAGCAATAACAAAAGCTAATGCTGGTGAGTTAATGAACATAGCAAGAGTATGGAATAATAGAGATATTAATTTACAAATGCCTATATCATCAGTTATCCCTTCAGGTGGCACAGATATAAATAGTTATAATTCTTATATATCTGAATACTTTAGTGGTGAAAACTTTAATATTAAATATCCTCATGAAATTATTAAAATGAAACTACCAAAGAAATTACAAAAAGAAATACTAAGCAAGCCTATCAAACTAAGTAAAGCTAAACAGCAAACAGATAGATTATTTGCATAAAAAAGGGGAGCCATAAAGACTCCCCCGTAGCAAGGCAACACGACTAATTTGGAACCTAAGTTATCTTGGGTTCCTTTTTTTTTGGGCCTTACGATACAGTGAAGGATCACCCCATCGCTTAGTCCAAAACCAGTTACTTAATTTACTAGCATAACCTTCTAACTTATCCATGATACAGTTATGCCAGAAGTAATATCTAAATTTTTTGTATAATCTGTTTAACATCTTCTTGTAGTTTTTTACAAACAGAGTTTGCATGATTAATTATTGATGCACAAAGACTCGCATGAAATGGATGAGTCTTTAACGCTTCTCTAATCTTAGTAACAGGCTTTCCCCCATAGTCTATGACTACCATATTGTTTTTATTTAAACCAATCTTAAGTTCAAATAGTATTCCTGTATGTTTTAGTATCTCATCTTCTTTATTTTCTGTCATTGCTTTCTCCTTGTTTCACAAACTCTGCACTAATTCTAGGATCCAACGGACTTAACGAAGATAATTTACTCATGATATTAACTACTTCTCCGTATGGTCTAGTCATTAAATACCTCATAATATCCATTAGTTGTTCTGATGTTATCAGATATGTTTTCCCATTAACTTCTTGTTGTTTTTTTTCTTTACTCATTGTTCCCCTCTTATTTATCAGTAAAATATTTATTGAGGGTTTGTATACTTTCTTCTGCTGAAGATATTTTATTTACCAGTTTATCCAACTCATCAATGAACTGTGGATGCTCACCAATACCAACAGCTGAATTAAGATAAACAAGTGCACTAGCATACGCATCTGCTATCTGTGCCTCGTATTTTTTTCTTAACGCATCTAACATCAGTAACTTTGTATCCATTAGTATCCTCTGTATTCATAAAATGTTTTTTCTATATAGTCTTCATCTAACAGGTAAGGATTACTACCATTTTTAAAATCATGTAGTTCCCTTAGTTCATTAATAGTTTGAGATAATGTTTTATTTTCTTGTAAACATCCACAAACTAAATCTATAACTTCTATAAATGCTTGCTTTACTCTTGCCATATTTCAATCTCCTTTATTAATTTATCTAAATACCAACTTGCTTTTTTTAAATCCTGTAAAGGATTACCTTTAAATTTAAACCTCCCAACATACTTAATTATATTGCCCTTAAGGTATCCGACAAACTCATCATTAGTCATATAATCTTTTATGACTTCAATAGTTTCTCTGTTACCTTGTTTATAATGATTAGGATGATTTACAGGATCATCATGATCAATAGTATAATTATCTTCTGATTCAAGAATATACTTATTTCCATTATAAATAATTTCTTTTTTAACGTCTGCCATATTCTCTCCTAATAGTTTTAATATCAATAGTCTCTATATTATAGTTACCATCTTTAACTCCTCTTTTAACTACTAACCCACTCCACCATAGATGCTGAGTATCTCTAGCAAAATGTTCTGGATGACTTAAATAACATCCTGCAGATAGCCCATGAATCTTTTTACCATTAGGTAAAGTAGATATAGCATAATCTAATAAATGACTATGGCCTACTGTAGCAGAAACTTTGTGTTTTGTCAAGAGAGTTCTGCCAATATTTTCACCAGATATAGCTGACCCCATAATACCAGATGGGAAGTGATGTGCATAATAAATACCATCAACAACTTTAAATTGTTTATATGGTATTTCTTGCCAACCATATTTCTTAAATTGTAAATCAGATATTTTCATAGTGCCATCTAACTCTGGATTTTCTTCTACAAATCTATCTATTCTATCCTCATGATTACCATGTAGCATTATCTTTTTAAGTTTATGTTTTCCTAAACCTTTATTAAACAAATGCAATGCTTCATGCGAATGCTCCATATCTTTCTGGTATCTTCTACCTTCAAAAGATTTCTTACCTCTGTCATATGTAGACAGAGAATCCATACTACAAAAGTCACCCATGCATATTACATGTGTCGCTTTTATATCTGCGGCTAGTCTACCTGCCCACAGAAATCTATCATTGCTTGCTTTGGGTGTGCAATGCGGATCACCCATTACTAAATGTGTTGCCATTAGTTTAACTCCTTTTCACGTTTGGCTTTTAACCATTCTATAAAATCAATAACATTATCTTCTTCGTCAAACTCTGCTACTGCATTCATGCTTAGGTTAGATCTTTCGGGGTTTTTTTTATCTGCGGCAAATCCTTTTAATCCATAAACAAAAATAGATTGTGGATCTTGAGTTGCCATTTTTATCATGCCTCTAGCTATAGTAGAACATAATTCGTATTGCTCAGTGGTCATTTGAGATTTGCTATCCATCATAATACCACATGTAAATCCTTTTTCCCATGGGGAAATTAAAACTTTTATGCAATTCTTAAACGTATCTTTTTTCTTAGTCATGCCAATACCTTTTTACGTTATCATTATTGTACTCTAATACTTTGTGTTCGAATCCCCTTTTCATACTTTTTTTACCAAAGTACTCTGCTTTTTTCTCGTCATCAAACACAGTATTATTAAATAATCTATACTCATTATCTTTTTTATTCTTAAACACTACAAAATACAAATGCATATTAACACAGAGAGTAAGTAGAAAATAGACCCCTCAAACTATTCCCCATTACTCTCCATGTCATCCTTCTTAGGATTGGTTACAGAAGTATACCAAACCCATTTAGGATTCTTTCCCTTGGATTGCTGTTGCGGTAAGTGTTGCAATCCATCTCCCCAACATGGCACTTTGTATGGACAAAACGAACATACAGTGCCTAGCGTTCTGTTGCCTGTTGGTTTACCTCTGAAAGTTTCGGCTATGTCATCGAAACATTTCTGGAATTCTGTTTTATTTTTTAATGCGGTGTAATTATCTGCTGCAATTTTAATGTATTTATTCTTATGTTCATCTTGGAAATCTGGTGCTTCGCATACAGTCCATTCACCTGTAGACTTATTGATAGCTATCCAACCACCGAAAGGCTTTCCCATACCTTCTGCGTAGAGAAAACCTTGCGATGCATAACCAAAGGAATCATTATTAACTACTTCATTAAAGCCCCCCTTCTCACCAAACTTATGCTCAAAGGAATACGGTGACGCACTCTTAATATCCCAAATCTTGTTATCAATCTCAACATCCAATCTTCCAGACATAGAGTCTTCTTTAAATTTATACTTAACTTCTTTTTGTTCACTATCAATTTTAACTCCTGCAGATTTTAAAACAAATATAGCTAAGGCCTCTATCAAATCTCCAAATGTATTTCTCATTTTATTATTATAAGGTTGTCCATCACCTTTAATACCTTTTGATTCCATTTGTAGTTGACAGAGTGGCCTACCTATATTCGACATTCTAGGTTCAAAACTATCCCTACGCTTTTCTGAGAACTGTCTACGCAAGGCACTTTTACATGCCTCGCCAAACTCCTCAACTAAATTCTCAGAAATAGCGACAGGATTGCTAGATACTTTATCAAGATATATTTTTACTTTATCTAGTATTGTATTCATTAAGATGCCAATACTTCCTCTGGAAGTTTATCGTCCATCTCTTCCACAATTTTAGCGTCTTCACCATCTTGATCATTCGGTTTCTTTGATCTAGAATTTTTGTAAGCTGTAAGAACTTCATCGTTTTCTTTCTTAACAGCCTGTTGAAACACAGTTAGAGTGTCGCTATCTTCTTTTGTAAACTGCAATTCAGTACCAGACTTAGAGTCTAGTACAGGTACATAAAAAGTATTACCACCTTTTTTCTGTCTTTCAGTATCAATAGATAACACTTGTTTAAGCATAACTTTACCACTATCTTTTAGTCTTTTGATAGCATTACTTACAGGTAAAAATGCTGTACCAGATACTCTGTACAATGTGGGTAGATTTTCTACCTTGTGCTTTTCACCATTAGATAAGACCCCATCAAAACTAACTAGACCATACACTAATCTATAACATCTGATAGTTCTCTGTATCATTTGCTGATCTGGTGTAAGTGAGTCTCTGTCTTTGTACGGGACTTTACCACAATTAACTCCACCTAACATATCAATTGCTTCATCTTTGTGAGATGAAAAGATAACTGATCTGTTAACATATTCTGCTTTATCAGTATCATAATGCATGTATTGCATACCACTAATAAATGGTCTGAAGTTAACTGGTTTACCATAAGCAACTTTACCTACAGTAGTATCAAACACAGAAAAATAACCAACTGGTATTTGATTACCATCGTCATCTTCTGGGCTTCTATTAATAGATAATCTAGGAATGCCATCACTACTAGATGTACCATCGTCTTGACCTATAGCTTTCATTATTTGCTCATCGGTCATTTGGTTTATATTTATAAGTTCATTGTCTGACATTGAACACCTCCTTGTAAAAATTAATGTATATCATATTTTATAGTAAATGTCAAGTACTATTTTTTATT